AATCTATATGCTCTTTTGTCCATTTATGTATTAATTTTGACTCATCCGCTGATAAATGTTCAGGATTGGGTACCTTAACACGTCCTTGTTGTACATATGAAACAAAATCTCTATACATTTGAGTCTTAGTTCCTTTAGGACCTCCAGTAAATATGAAAGGTACAAAATGAACACCAACATCTATGCATGCCATCCGTAAGTCTTGTTCAACCGCACCACCAATACCAGTACAATCAACAATAAGCCGAGATGCCCCCAACTTATTGGTAACATCCATGATACGTTGACGTTGGTATGGAATATCATGTCCACCAGTTCTGGCGTTGATTTCTTCAACGTATATAAGTCTAGCAATATTTTCTTCGTTAGATTTCTCAAGGGACCATGCAGAAATGACAGTAGAATTAACAGATTTGCCAATGTCAACACCAACATTAATGTTGCTTCCTCCCGTGATTCCATCCCCATCCAATCGAGTAAGTTCGTAATCATCATAACATCCTTTAATTTTTTCTGGATTAAATACGTTCGCTACCGACTCTACAAATTCACACTCGTATTCTGTCCTCCAGTAGATAGAATCTTCTCCCCATTCAGTCATTTTATCTAACATTTCTTCTTCAGTATAAGGTGCTGAGTAAGCATCGCCTTGTTTCACTGCATCTCTCCATGAATAATGTAATCTTTTAAAAGTGTCTGCATAACCATCATCATATAAATATCTATACATGTGGTTATCTTTAGATTTTGGTGTCCCCAAATTAATAAATGGTGCTTTATTCGCTACAATAGAAGGCTCTACATTGTCAATGAACAATTTATCGTCGATGAGTGGGGACTCATCAACAACTAGGAACGTAGGGTGTTGGCCTCGTATGGCTTGTCCTTGGTTACTAGGCGCCAATGGAGCTCTTCTCATAATTGTGCCCCCCTTAAGTGTTATGTTGGGCTTGTTATGAAAGCGATAATTCTTAACTAATCCATTTAAAAAGCTATTATCAGCGAAATGTCTATAAACATAATTGAAAATTAATGAGGCTTGGTCCTCAGTTGGAGCTAAAATAAATATTAAATCCCTAAATCTATTAAAAAACATATAAATTGTAACCGCAACAGACAAAGCGAATGATTTCCCACTGCCTCGTGGAGCTAATATCGCTAATTTAGTCTGTTTATCATCATTTCTTTCCATTAGACACTCTACAATGATGTCTTCTTGCATAGGTCTAAGTTGTAATGGTCTTTGTTTACCATCAATTAAGTAAGTAGTACAAAAAGCTCGTATAAGTTTTTTCATTTTTACAGGGTCTTTCCTGCATTTCTTGAAGATGTTCTCTAAAGAACGTGAGTCTAGCCCACCTTTACCTGTCAGTAGTGTCTTTAGTTTCTTTTGTTCCGTCTTCATCGGATAAATCTCCTAGGAATGAAGCAAATGCTTCGGTATTTTTCTCTACAGTAGTTGGCACTTCAATGTTTAGGGCTCTGAATTCAGTATGTATGTCTTTAACGATTGTATTTCTTTGGCGCAAGAGCTCTGTTCGAGCGTTAACATCCCGAATACATACAAGAATTTCCTCCCAAAGTATATCTTCAAGAGCAAGATTGCGCGCAAGAAGGCGGACAAGCTCTTTATGACGTTCATATTCAGCTTCTCCAACCCTCTGCCTTAATCTGTGCTCGTATTCCTCTACGTTCAAAGCTCTTTCCCTTCATCGAGGGCGGCTTTGACTTTAGATTTTACAAGACTAGCGAGCTCGTCATCTTTTTCGTCCCAAGCTGTTATTAAAACATTTCGGACTAAAGAGTCTTTGACGTGCTTTTGTGCTGTTTCGTCTAGCTTTTCAAAAGCTTTCATCTGGGCTTTAGTTAGATTTGTATCTAGCATCTCCATTAACTCAGCTTCATTGTTCTTAATATATTTAAAAACTAATTCTCTAACTGCTGGTACAGTATAAGCGATATAAGCACCCATACCTAGTACTACAGCAACTAATGCCATAAGTAATGGTTCATCCATTATTGTGTCTAACATTCCAGATTCTTCTACAGTATCTAAGATAGCTGAGATGTTACCATCGTCTGCTGTCTCATTTCCTGCTGTTTCATTGTTTGTATTATTCATATGTTGATATCTCCATATTGGGGCTCCCACGGTGGCACTTGCGATAAGTAACCTGCGGAGCAATGGCCCTGTGGCGGGTGCCCATAAATATTTAGAAGGTCTACCTATATAAAGTTTACTTCTTACGTAGCTTACCGTCTTTACCACGATAAGCTCGTTCGCCCTTTTTAACCCTACGTTTTGTAGGTTTCTTTCGGGGAACTCCGTTTTTATTCTTCTTGACTACCATTTTCTTACTCTTTGGTTTTTACTTATACTTATTCTTAGAGTGTTGTCTCTTACCAATGTGATGGCCATGATGACTTCTCTCTGCTATTTCTGATTCAGTAACATCTCTAATTTGTTTTAGAGCTTCTTTCTTAGATATAGCTTTATGTTCTAAAGCATGGGTCTTACCACCTACGTGACTAAAGACTTTTTCTCCAGAACCGCTCTTACGCATAGTAAGAGTTTTATCTATATTCTCTTTCTTATTTATACTTACCATGTTTAAGTTCCTGAAGATAAAGTTGATTTATCTGAGTTCTTTTGGTAATTCTTTTTGTCATCTACAAAGTTGACATTTGGTGTCTGATTATCATATCCTTCATCCGGAAGTTGTCCCATATACATCTCTGATGTTTTAGGTTTACTTGCTGGTATGGCTTCGTATGACGTTATTGGTTTTTTTCCCATCGACATGTTTATTCCTCTTTCGAGCAGCTGCAATCGCAGCTACAATCATCGCAGCAACAGCTGCTTGCTTCTAGTGTTTCTTCTATCATTTTTTTATCTCCATCTTATGTTCTTGTTCTTGTGCTTTACTTTCTATTTCTTGAGCTTGTTTTAATACAGCGTCATTATAGTCAATAACTGACTGAGCTTTTACTTTATAGAAAGCTGTTTTCTCTGCTTGTTCTTGTTTCCATACATCAAGCGCATCTTTAATAATAAGAAGGGCTGGCCCTCCTAGAATAGCTATCAAAGTTGTGTAGGCTTCAATATTCTCAAGAACTGCTGAGTTATTAAGTCCCGTGTGTATAACGAATCCTGCAAACCCAACCCAAAGTAAAACTAAAGGTACAGCTATCATAAACATAAATATGTCATTAAAAGTGACTCCTTCTTTTGCTTCTTTACTCATTGGTTCTTTCTCCTTTCTGGGTTGTTTTCTTTTCGGTTTCTTTTTCGGAATGATATAAGTCTGTGTGGCGACTTTTACCACTATCACTACCATCCAAACACCTAGAATTGCGCACGCGACTGCTAGTAATTCTAGAATCTTTAGAAAGGTAGAAGGAAACATTAATCATTCTTCCTCCTCGAAGTTATCTTCGAATTCATCGAAGGTACTCTTCCTTAACATTTCTTTTATATCATCCACTTCGGAAATTATTTTAGCTAGCATATTAGTCAGAATGAGCATCTCTCTTGCTTTCATTCTTCCTCCAATAGAATCTCGTCTATAAAGAAATATGTTACATACTCATATGTGCCGTTTCTGTTCCAATCAGCATATAAGTTAACATATATCATATACCAACCAGTATACGGTTCTGTAAAGTATTCTGGACCAGATGATAACGTGTATTCATTTCCTTCCCAACCAGTTACGTTAAAGAAGTAATCATTCCACATATATCCGTTCCATACTGTTTCATTATCTTCTACTTTTATATGACCTACATCAAACCCTACCATTACCGGTAAGACTTCTTGGTCACAATCAGTATCAATATCTACTGTTATATTTAAAGAGTTATCTTCTCTTGAATAGTTTCCATATTGTAAACCATTATAAAAATAAGTAGCATTAGGAGTACATTCATACTCTTCATACTCGCAAGAACCATCATCTTCCTCAGCTCGGTCATTATAGTTCTCAGCATCTATATCCATACAACCATAAACTGTCTCATTAGTTTGTGTCTCGTTTCCTGTACCGTTATCTATCGGTCCGCCAATAAACTGACACCTACCATTATCATGAGTAGCTTGTGAATTATAATTATCTGCATCGGGGTTAGTACATCCATAAATAACAGGAGGAGGGAATATACAACTACCATTATCAAAAGTAGCGTCCTTTTTATAATTGATAGCTGAAACGTCCATACATCCACCCTTTGACATGGGCTCTTCCTCTCCTCCGAAAATGTCTTCAAACGCACTTAAATCTCCTCCACCACCAACGAATGCAATAAGAATTACGGTAAGTATAGAACCAAGTTTCTTTCCAAACTGGGTCTCTGCTACTTTGTCTCCAGCTTTACCTAGAGTTTCAAATAAACCTTCTTCTTCTTCTTCGTCTGGTCTTCTACCTCGAATCCCTAATGCTTCACGTTCATCATCAGAGATTACAGAGATAGCTCCGTAATCGTCGCGCGCCATGTATTATTTTACATGACGCTAGTATTTAAAGATTACTCCTAATCGAAGTCAGGGAACTGTGATTGAGACTCTACATCTAAATCTTTCTTTAATGATGAGTCAATATCAGAATAACTTTCTTTTTTACGTTTCTTAAAGGTGGGTTCCCATTTAGGAATCTCTGCATCACATGGGCCGCCCTGTGATTTGTGGAACGAACACCACTTACACAGGTTCTGCGGCTTCTGTTCATATCTATCTTCATATTCCTCTCGTTCCTTTATGCAGTCATGTACCATCTTAATAAGGTCCCTAGCCTCATCAAGTTCAGCCTGACCAACCTTTACGAAAAAGGTATCATCAAATCGTAGATAATTAACTCCTACGAACTTAGGCATCTCTCCCATCTCTAATGTGTATAGGAAAGCATATATAATTAATTGTCGATAGTATTCTTCTGGTAAGTATGGTCCATACCTTTTAGAAGTCTTGTAATCCAATAGGGTAGTACCACCATCGAAATCATTACATACGACGTCAATAACTCCTACAATAGCATACTCTTTAGATTTAACCCACTTCTCTGCATACTTAGGTGCTACAGCATTCCAAGCTTGTTGCTTATTCCTAAATATCTTCCAGTCAACCATTTCAGTTAATTTCTTGTCGACGGAGTCGACGAAGTTCTGCAACAGCTCTTCTGTCTCTTTGTACATAGAATCCATCTCTGCATCTGTATGTACTTCCCATAACCATTTGTGTTTAGCTATCTTCTCTTCCCATCCATCCTCAAATTGACCTTGTACCCATAGTTTAGGGATTCCTTTCTCCCACTGTGGTAAAGTCTTGAATTGTTTCTTAAACAAATCTTCAAGTATCTGATGCACCAAAGTACCACGGAATAGATGTATAGTCTTTTTCTGAGGTAGCTTAGCTATATAATTGTAATAGAATTCGCGGGGGCACTTCAAGTAAGTATTTATTTTAGAAGGACTAAGCCTCATATGGCTCGCTGTCCATTTGGCCTCGGACATTAATTAACCTCCTGATTAAGGTCTATATCTTTGCTCTTCTTAGCAATAGGCTCCATTTCATCTCCGGGGTCACTAACAAAGACCTTCACGTCCTTTTGTATCTCTTGGCTCCATGGAGGTATATAGCCCTCATCCTCTGTATTAAGCTCTACTGAGCACACACCAGTATCTTGACATGTACAATTTTGCCACCCATGGACACAAGTACAGCTAGTCCATACAGTGGTATTGCTGCCGTCTTGCTCCCGTGCGATTTTGAGCAAAATTAAATAACCTATGAGGTCATCCAATGTGTCCTCTGTTTTGTCGTTAAGCCCTACATTCTTTATCCTGCTGAGCTTGTCATCGATTCGTGCACAGATTGCCTGTGCATTGTCGAGCTTACTAAAAATATTGTCTGGTTCTAAAGCACTATCACCATACGCTTTGTTCTTCGAGATTAACAAATCCCTGATTTCATTACATGTCCATTTTATGGAGTTCTGCGAACTTTTTGTCATACGTATTATTTTAACCTTTGACACTATATAAAGGTTACTGTCCTCGAACTGAGGAGTGCTTTATAGAGCTTAATATTGTTGTTAGTAGAGATACCTACTATACCTATATTAAGATATATAGAGAAGGTTCAAAAAATGCCTCGATTTGTTTATACCCCTACCTGTGTAATATTGAGGGTGCCCCTCTGACTTTTTAGACGGGGGGAGTCTGGCGCCCGAAGATTTTTTTT